GTATTTTATATTTCCGTTGCAATTGACGAAATAATTAAAGTAGAGCTGTGTTTATATTCTTTAAACCTTGACTTTTGAAACACAGATGTCTATCACTAATAGACGGGAAAAGTTTCATTGGTGTTAGTCAACTTTGAACAATATAAATTTCAGACCTATACGTCTTTGTTATGTCTATTAAACTTAGTTCACGTAGACACAACGCATTTTATATATATATATTTTTTAGTATTGTAATTATTATTTCTAATAATATTTAGACACTAGTATATATAATTTTATTTTAATTTAGAACAACAAACAACAATTTATTTTATTTTATTTTAGTTAGTTAGTGAACCCAATTTTACTATTGTACATTCATTGTACGTATGACGATTTCTTTAGAAATTTGACGTAAATGTAGGGTTCTTATATATTTTATTTTGTTATGTGAGTAGGTGTCATCTTTAATCGGTGAGAAAATTAATACCTATAGATCATGCAGTTAGTCTTGCCAGGAAAACCTGTATCAAGTTTGTATTTATTAATTTTTAAAGGATTAAATTTGTTCGTTTTTAGTGACAGAACTGTTGGGTTTTGGAGCTGTGGTAGTTTTTGGAAAAACAAGCCACACCATCTAGTAAATCACTTTTATCCAAAAATATATGAATAAGTACCATCGGCGAATAATAGATCCTATGATAATACTTCCTGAACTTCTAATATAAATTACACGTGACGTGTAATGGAGTTAGAAGGTAACAGAGTATTAAAGTAGCAACAAAATTATTAAACGGCCTGTATTTTTTAGTATATAGCGAATTTATTGTAAGTGTATAGATTCAACGTGTAATCATGACTGAGGCAAACATTAAATATTTCAACATAGTAAAACAAGAAACAAACAAAGTATATTATATTTTTATTTTTAAACGTAAAGTTCTATTTAGAACTGATAATTTACAAAGATTCTCATCTGAGAACTTACGTTGGTTAACAGTTAAAGGTAGGAAATACGGTGTTATAGGTAATGAACCTAAGACACAAATAATTAATTTTTTAAAACAACAACAATTTGGAGAGATTGGTTTTCTTAGTGGTATTTCTGATATGATTAAGAGCTTAATTTCTAGAGTAAAACATTTTTGTGTAGGTATGACTGATCCTCATACGTTTCCATTGGTGATGGATATTTTATCCTTATTTACAACCCTAACGTGTAATACGTTGGTTTCATGGACTCCCGCATTTATATTAGCAAATTTAGTTAGATTTTGGTCTTTATATATTAGAACAGACATTATCTTTAAATGTGAAAGTGAAGCATTTTTAGCAGCAGCTGCTACGATGTTTTTGCCTCCATCTTTACAAGAGTATGTTAAAAGAATTAATTTATTTACTTCAAAGAAATTGTTTGATTGTCCTAGTATGTTTTTGGACTTAATAGGTTGTGTATCCGGTTTTTTATTAGAGTGTGTTAGTTCATTGACTTTTGTACCCGAGTTTATTATAGATTTTTTAAAACGATTTTTAAGTATAGGTACACGACATAAATACTTATCCGAGATGGCCAATTTAGTTGGTGCGTGGAGTGCCAATAAAAGATTAATTTTAACTGATACCTGGCGACTGAAAGTAAAAACTACTTTTGACGAGTTGTCGAAAGATGACTTGTTTAAGGAGTTTATTAAGAGTAATTCCCAGGCTCAGTGTCAATATAGGGATTTTTTGCGATTATATAAAAGTATTATTAATTATGAAAATTGTTCTCGTGCAGAACCTGTGTGTATTGTTTTTGATGGCCCTCCTGGTCTTTTTAAATCTATTTTCGTAACCCAATTGCTTAAGTATATGGGGTTAACGTCTTATATACATGCCACTAAATCTATCGATGATGGCAAAGATTTTTATGATAATTATAATAATGAAGATGTTTTTGTAATGGATGATGTAGGACAACAAGGTGTTTCGCAATGGCGTTCTATAATTAATTTTGTTTCATGCGTTAAATTGCCTTTGGATTGTGCTTCCGCCGATTTAAAGGATACTAAATTTTTCTCAAGTAGTTTTATTTTTCTAACCACCAATAACTTCATTAATTTACAGGGTAGTTTAACAAAAACTGATTGCATTTCTGACATACATGCTTTATGGCGTAGGTGTCATGTTATTAATTTCCATGCAGCTCAACGCGAGCCAGGAGGTACTGTTGTAACAGGTAACCTTTTGTATCAACGTTGGGATGTTATTAGTAATAAATGGGTGCATACGTTTATAGATAATAAACCTTTTAAACATATAATTTCAATAGTTAATAGACCACAAGTAATATCTTGGCTAGCTTATATGGCTAAGAGATTGCGTAAACACTATGATGGTGTTAAAACCATCACTGATTTAACCCCTGACGATATAGAATATATAGCAACTTTGGAAGCAGAATTTGAAAGAGCAGAAAATCCAGTTGAAGAACGAGAGGATTATGAATCTGCGCATGGCGATGATAATGCACCTGAATTTGACTTTTTGGATATGTCTGAATTACTCATTATTAATTTCATTATTTTTTATTTTAAACATTATGTAACTTCAACTTTAGGTTTTTTATTTGATATAGCGTGTGATGGATCTGATGTTTTTAAGAAAGTCACTTTATTAGGCGGTGTAGGCGTTTTATTTTATAATTTAATTTCTTTTTTCTTGCGTAAACGTAGTATTAACCCGGATACGGAAGATGAAATAATAATTTATGACCCCAAGAAGATGATAGTCGATAAATGGAGATCAGTATTGCATAGTGCCCCCACAATTTTGATGAAAACCAGTGAATCTTTAATTGTAACCCCTGCAGCAGGAGCCCCCTCTAATGTAGAGGCTATTAAAAATCGTATGGGAATTGTAGAATTACCCATATATAAAGGAGGAGAGTTCGGACATGCATATTGTCAAGCTTTAACCTCCGGACATTTTTTATTAGTAGTAGGCCATAGTATTGAAGACCAAATAGATAGTCCAACAATTTTAAATTTTTATGTAGACCCCGATAGTTTGTTAAATAATAATCCTTTATTAAATAATATTCCGTATAGTGTAGCTTATAGTAATAAATCCTTAGATTTATGTATTTTACAATTACCAATAGACTCTATCGCCCCTTTTAAATCTTGTGCTCATTTTTTTAATATCAAAGATTCGAAGGATTCTGTTTTACATCCATTTTTTGTTAATTGTTTTGGTGAAATAAATCTATCAAGTACTATTAAAATCCCTAATGAAACTGTATATTATCAAACTACACAGAGACGTAGAGGTTTGGTAGCCGGTACTTATTTTGAGTATCAGTTATCCGCCCCCGGTTTGTGTGGATCTTTGGTTGTAGACGGTAAAAATGGTATTTTAGGTATGCATGTTTCTGGTGATGGAGAAAGAGGTAATGCAGTTATTTTATCAGCTGCAGAAAAACAACGTATTTTTAAAATTCTTAATAATGATAAACATTTAGTTTTAGATAGTGATCCTATTCAAATAGGAGATTTTAGTAAAATAAAACCAGTAGCTAATTTTAGTGGTGGTATTTATCCATCAACTATTCAACAACATGTACCATCAAAAACTTCTTATGTAGAGTCTCCTTTACATGGTTATAAAAATCCTACTAAATTTCCAGCTAATTTATCAGTTAGAGGTCCTAAAACAGTCAAAGTTATGGCCGATAAATCTTATAAAGTAATTCCCCCTATTCCAAAGGATACAATTGAATTTGCTTCTAAATGTATAGATTCGTTTTTGTGTGATTTTGATGTTTTAAGTGAAGAAGAAATAGTATCTGGTGGAGAATTTCTAAGTAGTATTAATAAAGACTCTGTAAACGGATATGGTTTTGAGAAAGAAAAAGAAAAATATATAGATTTTGAAAATAAGTGTTTTAAACCCGAATTTAGACAAATAGTAACAGATTTAGAAAATAAGATTAAATTAGGTCAAGCAAAAATATCAGATTGTCTTTACTATGAAACTTTGAAAGATGAATTAAGATTAGAACCGAAAGTAGATAAACCCCGTTCATTTAGAGTATGTCCTCTAGCTATAGTAGTTTTAACAAAAAAATATTTAGGTAATCTTTTTAAACATTTAATAAAGCATAAGTGGTTTAACCAAGTTATGATTGGTGTTAATCCTTATAAAGATTGGGAACGTATATATGAGACTATAATTACTAATGCCTTACATATCTTTGATGGAGACATCGCTGTCTTTGACGGTAGTCAGCCGTCACAGATACAAGATATGGTAGGTGATAAAGTTAAGTCTCACTTTATCGGTGCTGATCCAGAAATTTTAGCTTTTTTAATAGAATTAACCATTAGATCAATAATTTTAACCCTCAATGAAATACGTACTAGTACACATTCAACTCCATCAGGCTCTTGGATAACAGGAGTTTTTAATAGTTTAAATAATAGAGGATTTACTGCTTGTTTATATTATAATGAAACGATTGCTGCAGGTATGAAACCTACAGTTAGTGAATTTTTAAAAATTAGGGATTTTGTTTGTGGAGATGACAAGCTATGCTCAGTAGATGCGACATTGGCTTCTAGAGTAAATGCTTTAACAATGAAAAAATTTTTTAGAAGTATCGGAATGGACTTTACAAAAGGTGATAAGAGTGAAATAACTGAACCAGGGATGTCAATTAGTGATGTCTCTTTTCTTAAAAGAAAATTTGAATTTCACCATCAGTTAGGTAAAATAGTTGGCCCCTTATCAATGGAAACTTTAGATAATAGTATACAATGGATGGATGGCAGAAAAGATGTCAACATAGTAATGGATGGTAAGTTAGCGGCCTTCCAAAGAGAAATATATTTACATCAGCATACATATAAAACTAGTTTAGAAAAATTAAAACAATTTTGTTTAGAG